AGTTGAACAAGGTCATTGATTACAGCGGGAAGTGCCATTGGGGGCTGGTACTCTGGTGGGCGGGAGCCGGTCCAGCGCACAATATCGTAGGGCGAGTTTGTGATGGAGTCATCCGCTATTGCGGTGTCCTCGTGCATCAGGAGGCGGGCAACGCCATGCGCCCGGGCGTTCTCAATCATGGTGTTCATGAGAGCGTTATGAATATCCTGGAGAGGGGACTGATAGACCACGGTGCTTCTTCCCCAAACGGCAGTAGGATTGTCAATGTCCGTCATGATAGCATAGGGAAGGTAAGCGATATCAATGCCTTGCTCTATTCCTTGGCCCAGTTTGCTGCTGCGCTTGATGGAGGGGAAGCGGAACGGGGAGGCGGTTACTTCCTGGCTCAACAGTTCACCGTCAATGGAGCAGTAGCAGAACCGGCCCTGCATTCCGTTTATGGGCAGGCCCTTTTCCCAATATTGAAATACTTCTACCACATCGTAATGATTTTGTTTCAGGAACGTCGGTTGGGGTTCCGATTCTAGGGGAGCGCTGGGCTGGGTGGCGCTTACCGTTTTCCGGCGCAACCTATCCAGCAAATCCTCTTTGCCGGGGAACATGAGGCAAGCTGCGTCGTAAGGAATATACATTCTTTCGAACACGAACCGAATCCGTTCATCTGTCTCGGCGTCCGGGTCTAAGAAAATGTTCCATGGAATTGGCACACTTATGTCTATGTCTCCCTCGGTCAGGATGTCCCCGGTCTCCGGGTTGAAATCGAGGACCTCGCCTAAGTCCGGGTTCCAGATGGTCTTGATAAAGCTGGTTCCGTACAGAAGCGCGTGCCCGGTAGCCCGGTCCTGCACCTCCTGCAGTTTATGTTTCCGGATAGCGAACCGAATAAGCCTATCGGCAGCATCCGCGGCACGGATATCGTGCAAGTCTCCGCTGGTAGGACGGCAGACTACCGATGGTGGGTTTGCGCTCATTTGGGAATGCAGGAACCTGTAATTTTTGAAAGCGGTATTCACGGATACCCGGGGTTGGCTGGTGAACGCATCATCAATGCCGGTACCGTCGCCAAGGGCCACTTTCTCCGCGCCGGTTTCGTCCACGTTCTGAATAGTGAAGACAATACGTTCCGCTTCCCGCCAGCCGCGCTCGATATCGATACGGGCCTGGATGGAATTTTTTAAGCGACGGTTCAGTTCAGCTTGCGCTTGGTCCGGGGTAGCCCAGACATTCAGTTTATGTGCCATCGCTAAGTACCTTATCTATTTGTGAAACTAGCTCAGGATTGTCAAGACGCGGCTTTATTTTAAGTAAGAACTCTTTAGCCCGTTCCTTGCTAGGCATATCCGCCTCAATGCAGTCTATAGCATACCGGGCTCTTTTTTCAAGGGGAATCGGCGGTTCCTCGTTCTTTGGCCGAGCATTCGGGGAAGGTAGGGGCTTATCCTTCATTACAGCAATAAGTACTTTAGCCATTTCTTGTTCTTCCTTTTGCAACGCGACGTAAGTTAGCGTATTGACGAATTTCTCGACGAAGCTGCTTTCGCTGATTCAGTGCGCCAAAAAGCATTAAGGAGGCTGTTATGTAGAACGGTGCTATTCCAAGAATTGTGAGGAGAATTACCATCTGCGACGCATCCTTAACCTAGAATTTTTCAAAGCTTCCTTTTTCCGGTCCTGTTCCATTTTCATACGAAGGCGAACGTGCAGTTCAGGGATAGGGGCAACTTTCTCTTGCTTCGGTAAACAATCGTAAGCATAAATTAGGGCATCGTGCAAGTGGTAGCTCCGGGAATTTACCACTTTGTCCACTTGAGTCTCGGACCATTGCATGCTGCTAAGCTCAGTCAGTAGGTCCTGGCACCAGGGGGCAATGAACACCTTGTACCCAATTCCCGCTTGAAAGTTTTTCATCATCTCTGCGCGCCGGTTATTCTTATCGAACGGAGCCACGTATACAAAACCCATCTTGCTGGCTTGGCCTACGTACCAGGTGCTGGCGGCGTCGCACACCCGGCGGACAATGTTCAAGTTCCGAATCCGGTCAGTAACTGCTCGAACCAGGTCCTCGGGCACCGGGATGCCGGACACGTAATCCGCCCGCACAATGTACCACTGCCCGCTTCCTGGGTCCTCCGCGAATACCACCTGGCCGTGCTTTGATTGGAGAGCAGGGTCCGCGCCTTCCACATGACGCCAGGAGGAGGAATAGTTTTCAGGAGTCCGGACTGCGGTATCCGGGATATGATACACGGCAAGGTCATCATCTAACCAATTCCCCTCTAGGATACACTGTCTGTAACTTTCGGGGTAACCTTCCAACTCTTTAAGGATTTTCTGTTTGCGTTCCTCTGAAAGAATAGGGTTTGCAAACATGGACATCTGATATTTTTTGGAATAGGGAAGGGAATAGGAATCCACCATTTTGCGGATTTCCGGGTTTCGAACCTTTGGAGTGAAGGTGCTAATAAAGAGGCCGTCCTTGGACTGGACGCGGCGCTCCAACTCCTCGAACAGCTTGATACTGCGAGGCATTTCATCTAGCCAGCAGAAGTGCAGAACGAACGCTTGCAGCTTCTCCCGGGCTTCCGCCTCGTTGTGGTGAGAAGCTAGGAGCAGGGTGTTCCCAGTACCTCTGTGGACCACTTTCTGAGGAATCATGCCCACTCTGGGTATGTACAAATCGTCTGGACTGAAGAATGCCTGAATTTTTTTTAGGAGTTCTTCTTCCACCTGTTTCATGGTCCTGCCGACAAGGAGACCTGTTAAAGGAGCTTTTCCCCATTTAGATGGGCGCTTCCAGTTCGGCTTATTCTCGGCCAGGAACCAGGCGGCTAGGCGCGCTCCTAAAGCGGATTTACCGGACTGGTTTCCGGCAGTTACCGCTTGGGTGGGAACTTTGCCCCAGTCCTGAATTACCTGCTCTTGGAACAAATTTGGACGGGAGCCGGGCACTTCAGCATCGAAGCACTCAGCCATCTCCAGGCGGCGCAGCCGAGTAGCTGCTGCCGCGATTAAGTCCGTCCCGGCTTGCATTAGTAGGAGTTTCCGAAGCGGACATCCAGAAGTTGAACTGCTTGACCGCCGTTTGTGGTAACTGCAATTCGGGAGGTTGGGCGCAAAGGAAGCACGGTTTGGTCCCCGCTAACTTGCACATTCACCGAAAGAGTTAGGACAGTTGCGGCGGTTACCGTGATGGTGCCGGAGCCGTTGTCCGAGAAGGAAGCGGGAAGCATGCTGCCCGTTTGGGAGACACTCAGCTGAAAAGTGTTCAAAGTCGCATTAGTAACAAAGTACCGGGTTTGAGGGTCCAGATTTCCTGGGACAAAGCCTGAGGAGGAAAGACCAACAAGCTGGCCATTAGTTAGACCGTGGGAAGCGGCGGTGAAGGTGCCGGTCGTATAGTCCGCGGTTACCGTTATATCGGTACTTGCGGATAAAGCGCTTGACTTGATTGTGTTCCAAACGCCGTGCCCGTTCGAATCCTGCCAGTAAATGGTTGGGGTTCCGGAGACTTGTCCTAGGAATAAGTCCAGCTTGCAGTTCAGGCGGTTCTCGTGGGAAATGCCGAATGCAGTTGCCTGGGTTAGCGTTTGACTGGCGGGGATTTGTACGCCACGAATAAGGGCGGTACGGGACTGATGACCGGATGCCATGAAAGGTTCCTTAGGTTATTTGTTTTCGATGGTTACGACTTGTTGAACGGAAAGTCCTTGCTCTTGCAAAAATTGGACTAGTTCCTCTTTACCCATTGCTTCTATTGCTTTTTTCTTTTTGTCAGCAGCGTTCACGGAGCTAGGCCCCGCACCTGCTCCTTTAAGCCGGCCCGCCATCTCCGCCACAATCTTGACCATTTGTACTCTGGCGGATTGGGCTTTGGGGTCCGTGTTCAATAAGATGTCCTCAGCACTTGCTAACGCAAGGTGCAACAAATAGTCGAGGCGTTCATCCACCACGGTGCTTGATAGGAACCAGTCCTTGAAGCCTGGCTTTCCCCACCAGTTCGCTAGCGCGGCGGAATTGGTCATTTGCTGCGCTTGGGAGAGGGTGACCAGTCTGGGGTCCAGAAGTGGGTTATCGGCCATTCTTGCCCAGAATTTGGCCCGCACACGCGACTGCGCTTCCGTGGGACGGAATACGGTGGACAGGTCGGTGTTGGTTTGGGATACCCCCTCGGCAATCCCTGTCCCGGTGTCCTGGGAGGTCCGGGAAAGGGACGCTTCGGGTGACGGGTAGTGTCCTGTAGCAGGCGCGCTTTCGCTCGATTGAGCTGGAGCGGCAAGGGAGGGCAGGACGCTTTTTCGTAAATTGGTAGTCATGAAGGATTAGTCCTTCCAGCTGCAAAGTGGGCGCGTTGGCCGGACCCGAACTTTGCCCCAGGCGTACTTGGTATCGAAAACATCCAGGTAGCCCATGGAATGCAAAAAGAGGAGTTGGTCGTAGAGTTTTGAGGAGTTCAGCTTTAGAAGACGGGCAAGGGGGCCCATTTTCAGAAGAACGCTACCGTCCTCCAAGCGCTCCAGGCCTGCTTCCGAATCGGCAGGTTTGTAAAGGAGCAAGGCAAGAAGGCGGTCCGCCATGTAGCGGTGACGAATTGGCTCGATATGTGACTTGTTAGACATAAGGCGCACTCCTGCCCCTAAAGGTAACATGGTCACAAAAGAATGTCAATTAGTAAATGGACCTGCCCTTAAATGGGCAATGGGTACTGTACAGCTAGTGACTGACTAGTCAGTGACTGTGCTCCGCGAAAGGCCCGCCCGTTTTGCGTTAGTGTTCGGAAGTTCAGCTCAAGGTAAAGCCAGTGACAGCTCACATGGTGCTTGTCACATTGCTTGTGCTAAGTACTAGCGGGTCAAGTTCTAGCGGGCCAGTTACTAGCGTCAGTCACTGTATGACCTATTTACTCACACGTAAGTCCCTGTGTCAAGTGGAATCGTGGAACTGGTGCAATGTCGGGGCGCTACACTAGCGGGAAGTTGAGAACGGTTCTCAGGATGCCCCTATTTTGATGGGGGCGCCCGAATTGGCCCGCTGGTACTAGCTGTCTGGAGTTAGTAGGCGCAGAGAAGCCCAGTGCTAGCTTCTTTTTTTTAGAAGGCTAGGACTGGGTCCTGGGGGGAGTCAGTGTTTAAACTTGAATGGGGCCTTACCCGTCACGTCACAACACGAACACTAGGTACATACGCATTCCCTTTGCTAGGGGAATTATCTGAACCTACACACATACTACCTTAAAACTGGCCAGGCGTCAAGGGGGGAGTGGGCCCGATTTTGTGCTGCTGGTGATGCCTTGAAAAACAGCTAGGAACTGTCAGTAGTTGGGCCCGATTTGGGGGGAGGGCCGTGCGCTTGTTAGTACGTTGGCGCATGTTTGCTGCTCGGTGCGGTAGCTGGGTGCGGCCTTGCTTCAGATTGTTCTTGACAGCTGGCGCAAAAGGTGCTGCTTATTTTGGCCCGCTAGCGGCAGTGGCCTCCCCAGTGTAAGTCCCCAGTGTGGCAGGATATTCCCCTTTCCGCGAGGCCCTCGCCGGCACTTCTGGGGGGGGGCAGGCGGTAGGGGGGGGCCATGGGCGGTACTCTGGCTGGGGGCGATGCTGAGAACGATTATGAGAATCACTATCAGCTGAGTACCTGCGCGTATATAAGGGAATGGGCGGGTGCGGGCGGGGGTGAATATCACCCGGCATCCTGATAACACTAATCGCCACTGACAACGTTCCAGCTAACTCGCCAGAATTTCTCAGCTAATACGATTTCTCTCAAGTTTTCTAGCAGAATACCGATGAGTTCTATGTGTTCTGAGGCAGAACTAAAAACCGTCTAATCGAAAGGACACCAAATGACCTACCAGCAAGAGCTAGAATACCTGCAGGGCGCTCTTCAAGTTTTGAATACCGAGCTTGGAACCGCACGAGACAAAATTGAAGTCATGGAACGTATTCAGAACATCAAAGACTGCATCGTTCGCCTAGTCCTTTCCAACGAATCAGCTGGGAGGGTTTAAGATGAAACGCTTTAATGTAGCTACCCATCCTAAGTTGGCCAAAATGACCTGCATTCAGAAAGCCCTGGTATTCACTCAACATGCCAGTCAGCGCGCGCTTGAGAAAGGCGTTCTAGTCCCTCGCTTCCTAACCATTCAAGAGGGCGAAGTAGTTGAAGTAGAATTGGTGGCGAATCAGCTAAGCAAATTGGTTATGCGCCGAGCTATGAATAAGGACCATGACCTTGTCCTTGTTCTTATCCCGCGGGATAGGGACACCTGGACGGTAATTACTTGCTGGCTCAATCGGAAAGAAGACACGCATAGAACACTGCGAAAAGACAGGCTTAGTGCTTAATGCTCAAGTTTCTAACAGAATATGCCGACAAGTTTTTTGTAAGTAAATTCAAAGCAACAAAACTACCCACACAAAGGAATTTATCATGAACAATCAGCTTATCCTTAAAACTCGCGAAGGCCTAAATCGTCCTACCTTAGCCACTTTGGACCAAGCAGAACTAATTCAGCACACCACGGCCACACTAGCTAAAGTGGCACCGGCTACTAGCTTCCTGTACAGTTGTCGCACCCAGGATAAATCTCACACCAAAGCCGCTAAACAATACGGCGGTGGCTCGGTGTACCGGCACATGTTGCGCGCCAATACTTCTGTCAATGTAAATAGTGATTTACTTTATCCGCAAATTACTATTATTGACCGTACCTTTTCTGGCGCGTCTTTAAAAGTTTACGTAGGATTTTATCGGATTATTTGCAGCAACGGCCTAACTGTTTCAGTGGGCGAAACTTTGTCCTGGTCAATTGACCATCGATTATCCTCCGCCGTTCAACTTATGGAACTTAGTCGCAGCATCGCAGCTGCATGGTCTCAAGTAATTCAAGCGCAGACTGTTCTAGCCAACGCGGCAATTGCTTCAATCAATCCTATTCAAGCTATTGACAATTTATCCATGTTTTCTATTCGCCAAAAAGAACAGTTAAAACAAGCGTTGCCTACTGCCCGTCCCGAAGATAATGTGAATACCGTATACGGCCTTTACAATTTCTTAAATGAACAGGACAGACTAACCGCGCGGCGCGGCAGTACCGCCTATCTGGACAGGGATACCAACATGCTTGCTACCTTAATCGAGTTTGCCGCAGCCTAATCTATTTTAACCTTAAGGAGATTTATATGCGCCTACTTTCGCCGGAAGCCTCCAATGCTAAGTTAAGCAAAAACGCTGCAACCAATTCAGGTTATGAAACTAGCATCCTTTATTTGGCACCATCCAATCAAGCACGCGCGGATGTAGACTTGTGTCCTGGCGCATCTCCGGGTTGCCGCAAAGCTTGTTTATTCAGCGCGGGCAGAGGCAAATTCCAGAATGTACACAATGCGCGTGTTGCTAAAACGCTTCGTTTTTTGGATACTCCGCAAGAGTTTCTGGCCGATTTAGTTCACGACTTAGAATACCTAGTTCGAAAACAACAACGTACCGACGTGAAACAGGCTGTTCGGCTTAACGGCACTAGCGATATCCGTTGGGAAGCTATGCCTGTCCTGAGAAAAGGTGTTCAGTACCCCGGTATCCCACAAGCGTTTCCTGAACTACAATTTTACGACTATACCAAACTGCCAATGCGTGCAATGCAATTTCTTAAATCTAGCTGGCCTACTAACTATCACTTGACCTTTAGTCGCTCTGAAATAAATCAAGCAGCCGTGACTCAGTTAATAAGGACCGGCGTTAACGTGGCTGTTGTCTTTCAGGGCAAGCAGTTACCTAGCACTTGGATGGGCCAGACCGTTATTGACGGCACGCTGCATGACCAACGCTTTCTAGACCCACGTCAGGTAGTTGTAGGTTTGTTAGCTAAAGGCGACGCCAAAAAAGATGCTACAGGTTTTAGCGTGTCCGTGCTCGAATATGAACACAACGAATTCAATAGAAAGGTGGCAGGCTTATGATGCGGGCATTAGACTTTAAAATAATGAGCGATATCAAATGGAACAATTGGCAGGCTACCAGCGCAAGTGAACTACTTATGCTTGTGTGCGACAAATGGCGCATTGAGGACAGGCAAACAATTAAGCAAGTCTATCAGGCTATTTTAACTATTCATCACTCCATTAATCCTAAATAAAAAAGGAATTATCTAATGGGCTATACACACTATTGGTCTTTTGATTTTAAGGCAGGAAAAACTTCGGACCTTGAGACTAAATATCAACAGGCTATCCTGGAATGTTCTAAACTTGTTTATAAGTATTCCCAACGGCACGGTGGCATTGCAGGGTTTTCCGCCCACGCTAAGCCTGGCCTTTATGGCGGCCTCGCTTTGAACGGGTCTCGAGAGTCTGGCGCAGAATGGTTTTGCTTAAGGGAACACTTTAAAGAAAACGAAAAAACAGGTTTTTGTAAAACTAACCGGGAACACTACGACATGCTAGTCACAGCATGTTTAAGTATTCTTAAATACCGATTAGATACAGCTATCCATATATCCAGCGATGGCAATTTGGAAAACTGGAAGTATGGTGTTTTACTTGCCCAGCAAAGTTTGCGCCGCAAAGTAAACTGCCCAATTGAGGGGCAAAAAAATCAAACGCGCACGTTGACAAATTCTGCGCGCATAGTCAGTTAAGGCTTCCCAGTTTTTTCTTAACATAGAAAGGGATTTATGTTGCTCGTTTATTTTAAAGAGCCAACAACCCAGGCTTGGATACTTTATTCGGTAGCACAAACTGCAACGGATGCAGTGCAAATTGGCAGGGACTTAGTTCACCTCGATTATGAGGTTTATTTTCAGGAGAATACCAATGGCTGAATTTTTGGCAACACAGCTGAATCTACCTATGGAACTAATTCGATTTCTGGATACTGCAGTGTCCATTCTGATGTTTATACTTATTGTTCGGCTGCTTGGGGAAATTGCAAAAGACAATAAGGAGATGCGTGAATGAGCCTAGGAAATCTGCCGGATGCATTGGACCAATTCAGTAATTTACACCGGAAGCTGCTTATCCGTTTTCCAGCTAGCGTATGCCCAATTCAGAATAGGGCAGTCTATTACGCGGACCAGGACATTTATTCTGATTGGCTCGAATCTTTGTACGATTTAGATGCTAGCTATGAAGCAGCGGATTTACTGGACACTGCACGAAGAACAAGTCAGCGCTTTTTTAATGAGTTAAATCGTATCCCATTTTAACTTAGGAGTATTCTATGAGTAAGATTGTCGAATTCTGCGACTCTTTAATCCTTGAAGGTGCCAATCCACGCATTGCCATTCTGACCGCAGTGACCCGGTTTCGGTTAGGCGGCCTGGCTACTCGGCAATTGTGGGACTATTACCAGGTATCCGCAAATGAGTTGCCTATTTAATTTGGTAAAACCTACCATAAAAAGGCTTTAAATGCATATCCTAATTTGTATATTTGTGCTCCTATTAATAGGACACTTAATCCTTGAAAGGGCTTATCATGACAGAGAAACCCGGTTTGATGCTCGTACCCGACACCACCAAAGAACAAAAAGAAAAGACAGAACAGAAAATGAATGAGGAGACCGAGCATGCTATTTCCCCTGAAACCGCTGCGGAACGAAGACGCAAACAGGAACAGGAACGTCGTCGCCGCAATAGTAATTTGGTGCGCGACCTTCGTGACGGGGACAAAGGCAAGCGGCGCTGAGAGTAGCAGCTTGGATGTTCTTCCGGTCCCGGAGACTCGACACACGGTACCTTATTCGAATGCTGGTTGGCTTGAATGCGGAAAACGTCTCAGCGCATTATCCGGTATAAAGCAGGACCAGCAAACTCAGTTAGTCCTACGGATTCGGGATTCCTCCATTGTAAGAACGTCCGATTTCTTAAGTCACTTGTATGCAATAGCTTACGTGGAGTCTCGGTTTAATGAACAAGCAGTGTCCAGTTCCAAAGCGAGAGGGCTCCTACAACTCACTTCAATCGGCGCGGAGGAAGCTGCTCTGGAATGCGGGCTACCAATTCTTACCGAGGATTCTATGGATAGGCTCTTGAAGAGTTCCCTGAACGTGCGCTACTCCAGTTGCCTGCTGAGAAAGTATCTCAGGGAAACGAAGGGAAGTTGGTTCCACGCTTTAATCCTTTACAACGGAGGTTACCTTCAACTGACCCGCTACCTAAGCACCGGTACCCTGACAGAGGAAACGCACAACTATGTTATGTCCGTCCTGAGTGCGTACGGAATTTGTTCTGTTCCCAATTGACGAATTCTGCAAACTAGTTTAATTTAATTTGTGTCCACTAATGGACCTTAAAGAAAGTAGGTACAATGAAAAGATTTATTCCAGTTCTATTAGGAGTATTCGGTTTCGCAATGCGTGCGCCTGCAGAGGTGGAGGTGCATAAGGACCATGCCGCAGTTATCTACGCACCTATCACCGGCGGTAACCTGGACCCCATTAACCAGTTTGTTCTTGAAAGCATCGGGAAGCGGGACTACCTGGACCTTATTATTAATTCGCCTGGCGGGTCCGTCAGCGAAGGGTGGGCTCTACTGAACCGCTTGGACTATGCCCGGTCCAAAGGTGTAACGGTGAACTGTTTTGTCCCTGAAATTGCTGCTAGTATGGCGTTTCAAATTCTATTGCATTGTGACCATAGGTACGCGCTGAAACGGTCCGGCCTTCTTTGGCATCGAGTATCCGTGCACACAGGAATAGGTGCTAGCATCAATTCCTTGGTAGCGGCGGACCTGCTTCGGGACCTGCTTGCGGTGGATAAGCAACTTATACAGGACCTTGTATCCCACGTACCAATGACTAAAGAGGCTGTCCTATTTCACTTGGATAAAGAGACCATGCACCTGGCTACCGATTTGAATGAAGCGGCTCCCGGCTTCTTTGAAGAAGTCCCCGACAATATCTCTGGTCTTTACGAAGCGCTGACCTCACCTAAAGTGGTTCGTCAAACCGAGGAAATGGACATTCTGCGCCGCCTATTCGGTGGAGAAATCATTTACATCAAAAGAGGTTCTATACGTGAAGCGGAACCTGTTCCAGTTAAGAAGTGAGGAATTAAGAATAAGGAGGCTGGTCCAGTGGCTGGCCTCCTTAACGGAGGACGATTTCTATTTATTCAAGGATAGGTCCCTGGTTAGGGTAGCTAGCAAATTAAACAACAAAGCCCAGGATAGTGGGCTCCACAGTGAGGTGCGATATGAGTTCCAACACGAACTGGAATCCGATTAAGCTTAAGCTCTATTTGTCCCCGGAAGAAAGGCAAGCGTACCGGCTTGCGGCGAATGTGGTAGGTAAAGAGTCCATTAGCGAATACATGGCCCACGCCATCCAAACGTACACAGCTTTCCTGGTAAAGGAGCTGAGGGACCAGGTAGCTGCGGCTTCTCCGAGCACTTCCAATGTGCTGGACGCAACTCCTCAGGAGCCGGAGGTACCATCCAATGGCTAAAAAACAGTACCTAATTGCCTTGAACCAGGACCAGCTCATTTTCCTTGCACAGGACCTGGAGGATGCGCTAGCTTCGGAAGCGTATTCCGTGTCCGAAAAGCTGCTTTTAGCAGCGGTGGTTAGCAAGCTTAGAAGGCAGAAAGCGAGACTTCAGGATGTTTAAACCGACACTTGATTTAGTAAAAGACGGAATCCAGAATATTCAGGAGGAACACGCCAAATCGGAAGTTACGAAACGGGGTATCCTTCGCGCAGGTAGCACCGGCCTTCTATTAGGGGACGGTTCCGTGGTGGGCAAATGCGCCCGGCAAACTTACCTACGTCTTGAGGGTATTGAAGCTGGGGAGGATGATGCTAGCCGAGAATTCATGTTTGCTGCTGGCAGAACAAATGAGGATAGCTGGGTGGACCTATTCAGAAGAGCCGGTATTTCTTCAGAACAGATTCGTCGTGAAGAGGAAATCCCCATTCAGTGGCAGACTAGGAGCGGGCGGCAAGTTTCAGGCCGGCCTGACATTGTTTTAGGGGAACCCAGATTGGGTGCATTTGTACCCATTAAAGGTATCGAACTGAAGCTTGTGTCCTCGCTCTGGACCGCCAGGGATGTGGCCATAAAGCAGGAGCCGAAAGCAATGCACCTGATGCAAGCGGCACACTACTCCTGGAAGCTGGGCGATTTACCGTTCGAGCTTTGGTACACCAGCAGGGCGGACTTTGCAATAAACGGTTGGGCGCAAAAGAACTTTCCAAAGCAGAACGAGCCGGGCTCCCAGTACTGCCAGTACAATGAGAAAGGGGAAGTCCTTAAGACAGTACCCTTCATTGTCGGGTATGAACTGGACTGGAACAAGGGTACTTTGGAGTACCGCTGCCTCACTACCCCGGGCAGCAAATGGACGCCGACGATTGTGACCAAGCGTGGGATTGAGGAGTACTTTGAACTGGTGGACGGGATGGTAAATTCGGATAAGCTGCCTCCGAGACCGCTGAACGTTTCCGCTTCCGGAGAGAAAGGAAACTATTCAATCTGTTCCTACTGCCCACTGCAGCAGGTCTGCGATAAAATGGAGTCCAAAGGAAAAGCTGCTTGGGTTCAAGCGGTCCAGGAATGGGCTCCCAGGATTCCCTCTTCCGGTTCTTTGTAGATTAAGTAAGTTAAAAAAGTGTTCAAGTTTCTGTTCGAATGTTCCGATAAACAAATTGACGCTCATAGTGGGCGACAATCTAACGCCGAAAGGCAAGGAGTTTCTAGTATGTCAAGTCAAGCAGCCCCAGTCGCCAAGTACATCCTCAAGATTAAGGAGGAAGCTGGCCTCAAGGAAGTTGGCAAAGTGGTGGAACGGGAAGGCGCAAACGGTTCCGTCTACATGACAGTGGAAGGCACCGACCTGATTGTTGGCACCAATAAGGACGGCCATTTAGTGCTTAAGAAAAAGAACGCGGACCCGGATGCAGAGTATGCTTACTCCACCATCACCCGCCTCTTTGAGAACGAGTCCAAGAGCGGTAACGCCTATCACCGCGGCAAGACTCAGGAGGGGGTAGTCTATATGATGTTTCCCAATACCCCAAAAACAAAGGGCCGCAGCGGCGGTCGCAATTTCCAGTCCTCCGGTGCAGCCAAGCAAACGGGAGCTAAGCCCGCAGGCAACGGCTTCCAGCGCCGGCAAGCTTAAGCAAAGTCAGGAGCAGGTAGGACAGTACCTTTTCGGAGGCTACGCGTCCTACCTTTCTGAGTGGATTCGACTGAAGCAAGCTAGGGGACTTAGGCCAGAATGGCAACGGCGTGAATTGGAGCAGCGAAATGTTCACAATCTTAAAGCCTCAAACAAGACCCCCTAGACTAAGTCAGCTGTCCATTTTGCAGCAGGAGCAGGAGCTTCAGGACCTGGAATGGATTTTCAAGGAACGCCCTGATAAGAAAGAGCCTATGGCTTTGGACTTTGAAACCTGTGGAGGTGATTGGTCCAAGCCGGGAACTTACCCTGTCGGGGTTTCCTTATCCGATTCTAGAGGTTCCCTTTATATTCCTTTTTACGAAGGCTCCAATACCTACTCCAACGTAATGCATCTCTTGCACCAGTACCAAGTCCCGCTTCTGGCTCACAACGTATTCTTTGATGCAGGTTGGCCGCTTCGGGACTTTGGTCTTTGGCTTAATTGGAAAGCTTGCACCTTGGCCATTTACAAACTGACCGCTACCGAGGGAGTGCCCGGTTTCAGCTGGGGCCTCAAGTCCGCGCAGAAGGACCTACTCGGTTGGACGGAGACTAATGAAGTAGCTCTAGATAATTGGCTGGTCCAGAACGGGTACGTGGCCAACGTAAGCAAGGAGCCGAAAGAAGGGTACGTATTCCAGCCTGAGGGAACCGAAAAAGAAAAAGAGGGTGCCCGCTGGCTTAAGCCAAGTAAACAGGACATGTGGCGCGCTCCAGTTTCCATCCTGGGCCATTACGCGGCACTGGATGCGGACGCCTGCTGGCAACTTTTTACCTACATTTTTCAACCTGTATTTGATAAGTTTCAAGTCCTTAAGTCCTATATCCTGGATATGTACCCCCGTTACCTGGAGCTACTTATCCGGCAAAAGCTTGCAGGAATAAAGATAGACATCCCTAAACTTACCCAGTATCAGAAGGACCTCGAACATGAGATTGCTGCTTTACAGACTAGTATACTCACTTCTCCTCAAATTGAACCGCATATCCTTTTCTGGAATACTGAGCGTATTAACGAGGTGTCCAGAAGTGAGCCTGCCAAGTTCAAGAAAGCACCAGCCCTTGGTGCAGAGCCGCCCCGTTATACTAAGAAAGGCGAGCCCAGTAAATCATGGGCCCAGTGGGACCAGAAGCGGGAGGCCCTTCAGGAGAGAGGACCTGAACTAAGTCTGAACTGGGTCAAGTGGCAGGAAAGGATGCAGGAAGCGGAAAGAACGCAGTACTTCAATCTGGGCAGCGGAAAGCAACTGGCCTGGCTCCTGTATGAACGCCTTCAGTTCCCTGTAGAAATAAGGACCGAATCCGGGCAACCTGCAACGGATGAGGACGCGTTGATGGGCATGGGGGAAGTGGGCCGGCAACTGATTCAGCTTAATGAAAAGAATAAGCTGCTCCAGTTCTGCAACCAGACACTGGCCCTAACTTCCAAGGAAGGTACCATACATCCTGGGTTCAATGTGCCAGGCACCTTGACTGGCCGCCTGTCCGGTAGGGACCCTAATTTGCAGCAGGTTCCAAAGGTGGGCCGGTTCCTGGAATGCTGGATTCCAAGGCCGGGGAAAGTGTTTCTGGACTGCGACCATTCCGCCTTGGAGCCTGTTGTTCTAGCGGAGCTGTCAAGGGACCCAGGGCTCTGGGCGGTGTACGGACCGGACGCCCCGCCTAATGATGTGTACCTGTATTTAGGCGCGAACCTGCCAGCCCCCGTTGGTCCTGCCATCAGGGCGTGTGGCTACGTTCCAGAAGCCCCTACTAAGGAAGCAATTCAGCGGGCAAAGAAGGAAGCAAAGCAGGCGCGGCAGATTGCAAAATCGGTGAAGCTTGCCTGTGACTACGGCGCAAGTGCCAATAAACTTAGGGAAATTCTTAAGCTGCAGGGCATCCGGATAACGGAACAGGAAGCGGAAGCAATGTGGGAAGCTTTCTGGGAAACGTACAAAGGACTCCGCATCTGGCGCCGGGAGTTGGAGGCGCAGCACCGCTTCAATAAAGGCTGGGTCCTGAACGGGATAGGCAGGCCGCTGGGAGTTTGGGAACAATCGGTAAAGGACCTTGTGAACAGGGTGGGCCAGAGTACCGGGCATGACATTCATATAATGTATATCCTAATTGTGGATGAGCTACTCAATCAGGAAGACATTCCTTGGACCCCGGTTATTGTAGACTTTCATGACCAGATGATTCTTGAGGTGGACACCAGGTACGCGGATAGGGTAAAGTGGCTTATGGGTGTTCGTGCGTACGAGATTCTGAACGACCGGATTCAAGGGCAAATTAAGCTGAAAGGGGAAGCGAACATTGTGGAGAACCTGGCTTATGCAAAAGTGGAAGGCTGGGGTAAGTAATTGCAAGGATGAGAAGGCTGGGGTAAGTGAGCCTAAACGGTAAACTAAACAAAAAAATATTCAGATAATCGGCCCCAGTGTATTCTCCCTGTAGAAAGAAAACGGTAGCAAATGGCAAAGTACAAAAGCAAATTAGCACTGGAGATTGAGCGCCACGCGGGCGTGCTTAAAACGGGAAATGTCCTTGCTATCGACCCCTCTTCCGGTTCCCAAGGCAGCGTTCCCGGGTACGCACTTTTTAAAGCAGGACAGCTGCAGGATGCCGGCACCATCGCTTTACCGAGAGGTACCAAAGCTTTATCAAACCGACTGTTCCTGCTAAGGGACACTTTGGAAAAAGAATTCCAGAAGCCGGACCTACTTATTGTAGAACTGATTAGTCCTGTAATGCCCGCTAAGAATGGGCAGTTCCTGCACGCTAACGGCTCCAGTCTTATCAAGGCGGTGGGCGCTATTCTTAGCTGCTGGGATGTCCCTGTTCTGGAAGTGGCCCCTATGACCTGGCATTCCATGACCCCGCCTACCTACAAAAAATCGGATACGCACGATGCCTGCATGATTGGCTGGGCCGCGTTCATTACCTTAGCCCGCGTTACCGGGGAACCGGAACCTGCCCCCATTCTGCCTTTGGAGTCTGTATGAGTTTGCCGGAAACAATTCAGGTACTTGGTGTTCCATTTAGAATTGAGCTAGTAGAGTTTGAGGAGGAAGGGCAGTGTGGGGAGTGCCACGGCCTTCTGCGGGTTATCAAGATATCTAGCGCTTTGGACACAAAGAGGCAGTGGACCACCCTGGTTCACGAATTCATTCACGCTACCTTGTTCATAATGGGCGCAGCTACCGAGATTTCTGACTCGATGGAAGAGTGCATTGCGCAAAGCTTGGAGCATTCAATTGAACAGCTGATTAGGCAGGTTGGTCCTGAACTAATTAAGTCCTATCAAGATTGAAATTGAGCGTATAAACTTAATAATATCAAAGGAGATTAGAATGCCTCTTTACGATTGGAAATGTGAGAAATGTGGCAAGTGGGAGTCCACCGTTTACCCGATAGAGGAGCGGGACACTGCACCAGATGAGAAGCATTCTCAAGATGGTTGCGACCATGCTTGGGAACGCAAGATGAGTGGAAAGCAGGCTATGATAAAAAGTGCCCGGTGGGGAATGGGAAAAGGAAATTGGTAGCCATGTATCCGGAAACATACGAACATTTAATGGACGCATTCATTCTGCTAAAGATTGAGAAAGAAATTGCCGATAAGAAAGTAGAGTCTTTAACCTCTCTTATTCAGGAAATGGAGCTTCAGTATGCCAAAAGCTATCCTCCAATTCAACCTCCCAGAGGAACGTGAAGAGTTCAATTTAACAGTAAAAGCTGGGAATCTGCACAGCGCTCTTTGGGACATTCTAGAGTCGGTGTTCCGGCCAGCTAGGAAACACGGATACTCCGATACCCGACTTCAGAAGCTTATTCAAAAACTGGACGCATGTACTCCCACCTGGCAGGACCAGGACCAGGACCCCGAATGGCCTAGGGATGAACATGGCCCCCTAAGTGCAACTGATTTAGTTGGGCTACTTGAAAAACGGTTCCACGAAATCCTTGAACAGCATGAGGTGATTTTATGACCATCGCTATTACCTACATGGAAACGGACCTGTCAGACGGATTCAAGCAGCGGGAGAAGACGGTGTTCGTTCCCAATTATAGGACCCTCCGCTCCTTACTCTCTGCAGTGGACGCGGCTTGCATGGAGATTGAGCAGACCAGGAAGGACCCGCATCCGTTGACTCAAAGCAAAAAAGAAGGGGACCGCAATGGTGTCGAACTCTGAATGGATAACCAGGCTAAACGAGGTGCAGGACGCGGCGGAGTGGATAGCGAAAGAGTTGCTCCGGGCACGCATCTGTGTAACTCAGTACAAAGAAAAGTGGGGCATGGTCCGGGTCTATTGTACCTTCGGCTTCATCCAGTTTCATGATTTGATATACCCTGGACATATCTGGAATAGGTTCAGCCCTAGGATGCAGTGGTGGGATGAACGGGTATTAGGGCCAATCGTGAATCAGCTTTCCTGGCTTCTTATCCCTGCGCAGAAGGCATGGTACCGAAGGACTTATAAACGGGCTCTTTCCAGATGGCCCCATTTACAGGATTCAATTTTGTCCGGCCCAGATTACCCGGACCTGTTGAGGGGACTATGACAAAAGAAGAGATTGAGAAAGCGTACCAACGTATTTTGATGTCCGGAAGCAACAAGAACTGGGGACTAGGGGCAGGCGTGAATCCGTATTCTACCGATGAAGAATGGGCAGAGTGGGCCAGGAACTGGTCCAGCTGGAAACCGAATCCGTTAGCCCCGTCCGAACCAGAAACTCCTCAGAAAATGCGGTGCGAGAAACATGAATGGGTGGATACTGGTACGGCAAAAACCTGGTGCAAAAAGTGCGACAGGACAGGCCGCTGGGAAATGGGAATTGTACATGTCCAAGACTAAAAGAATCCTTTTTTACCTTACCTCAATTTGGACATTGTTCTGCCTTTACATTGCCCCAAGACTTGCTTCCTGGATAATTCAACTTTTCCGTTAGGAGTTTAGTATGAACCAAAAAAGACCTGTTCCGGAAGCGGCCATTCAACTGGTTAAAGAGTTTGAAGGACTTCGGGTCGCGGCGTACCCGGACCCAGGTACCAAGGGCGCGCCGTGGACCGTAGGCTATGGACATACCACCGGAGTGTTCAAGGATACACACGTAGGTCCGGACCAGGCGAACCGGCTCCTACAACTGGACCTGGAGGAAGCTGGCCGGCAAATAGAAAACATAGTAAAGGTTCCCTTAAATGAGAACGAGTGGGCCGCTTTACTGGTGTTTGTATTCAACGTGGGCGCAGGTAACTTGAAAGGGAGCACCCTTCTTAAACTTTTAAACGAAGGGAACAGGCAGGAAGCTGCATCCGAGTTTCTCCGCTGGAACAAAGCGGCGGGAAAGGAGCTGGCAGGCCTTACCCGGCGCAGGATAAAGGAGCGGGAGCTTTTCCTGAAGGAGCCGACCAGTGAAAGTTAAGGGCATCAAGTGTCCCAAATGCAAGCAGCTTATCTGGCCTAAAAAACCGAATGTTCCGGTACTCTGTTTTTGCGGGTACTGCTACATTGAATACATTCAAAAAGAGGGCTCCGGGCACACGAGGATAGGCTACGGTTACCCTGGCCAAAAGATGGCCGAGGTACCAAAGTACATAGACGTGAATACGGATACCGGAAAAGGGGAAACGGAATGAGTTTATTTGCAGCAATTCTAGCAACCCAGCTTTACTGCCCTAAAACTCGTCTTTATGTGCCGGACGGGCACACGGTAACTCAGCTGGATTTGGAAACGGTAAAGCGGGCAAAGGTCCGCTGTTTTGAGTTGTATCCAGAATCGCCTTGTGCTAAGTATGTGTCCAGAAAAGGGCTTCTCGATTACCACGTAGTTTGTGGAAGTCCGAACCAAAATAGTACTCAAGTTTTCTAACGGAACTGCCGATAAGGGAGTTGGGTGGTTCGGTAAAAGTTGCGCCTGCGCCCAGTTCTCTGGGCCAGGCCTTTTTTAACTAAATAACCTTAGAAGGAGAATATATGTCCAAGGACAAAGTAGCTGTAGAAATGTATTCCACTACTAAAGAGTACAGCGGCACCAGTCAGGTTCCCAATTTTGGAATTCAAGAATACACAGGAACGCCACCGGCATATCCAATTAGCGTTGGAACCGCGCCACTTGGCGGGACGAAGCATGACGGCGGAAAACCAGACCTAAGCTTAATACCGTACAGCGCCCAGTGTGTGGAGGCGAAGGTGTTCCAATTCGGAGCCGCCAAATATGAGCGGGACAATTTTAAGAAAGGAATGGAATCTCACCGCCTGGTAGCAGCTGCAATGCGGCACATTGGCGCTTACTGGGAAGGAGAGGATTTGGACCCAGAGTCTGGGCTTCCGCATCTGGGACACGCCCGGTGTTGCCTTGCCATGTTGATTGAATTGGAGCGGCTGAGCAGGTTAAAAGACACTAGGTTCAAGGAATAAACTTTCTAAATTGTAGGAGCTAGAAATGGGACAGAAAAAAACTAAGAAGCAGCCTGAGACTCCCATTAGCTTGGGGGAACGCATGCGCCGAATTCAAGAGCTGGAAGAGTGGAAACCGCCGTTCTGGATTTACTGCAAGATGCCCGGGTTTCAAATTTCTGGCGGGAGGATTTGCCTGGACATAAACTCGGACGGGGATTCAATGAGCAGGGAGGAAGCTCTCCGGTTTTTTGAACTTCTGGTGGAAGAACTTTCAGTATGAACATTATCGAAGCTGTCAGAACAGGAAAGCCCTTCAAAAGAACCGGCTGGCCTGCCACGGAATATCAGACCATAAATTGGCATTCCGGATTTAGCGCGGAGGATGTCCTAGCGGAGGATTGGGAGGTGGAAAGTCCGTTAGTAACAATTACCCAAGAGCAGTTTACTGCGGCGTGGGTTGAAGCGGTAACAATTGGTCTTCCTAATAATGTAAGGGCACGAAACATAATTGCAAAAAGGCTTGGACTTAAATGATTCACGTCAAGGCTATCCCGGTGTTCGTTTACGAGACCCTTAAGAAACGGGGGATTCAGAAGCAGGCCTTGGGCCATACCAAGCTTGCCCATCCCACTGTCCTGAAAGGCTGGAAAGAGCTGGATAAAGAGTCCTGGCCCACCATTCGCAAAGGGGACGGGGAAGTGCCCGGGGAAATTCTCTACGTAACCGCCCGGGAACTGAAGCAGCTGGACGACTGGGAGGACAGATACACCCGGCAGATTGTACACACTGAAAAAGGTGCGGCGTGGGCATACATTCACAAATAGGAGACGTCATATGGGCGCGGCACCAAAGCAGAAGCAGAAGCAGCTTCAGAACCAGGACCGGAACATCCTTCAATTCTTTGATGCGGGAAAAACGCCCCGGCCAGGGCAGGAACTTTCCCTTAAAACGGTACAGGATACCTGGAACAAGACCGACGTTTTTGTCATAGAAATCCCCACCGCAGGGGGCAAATCCGCTACCGCCCTAACTATAGCCCGCTGGGCGCAGTCCGTGCACAAACAAAAAAGCATGGTCCTAGTCCCGAACAATGTCCTCCTGCAGCAGTACCTGGACGGGAACCCGCGCCTTGCCACCATTCGGGGAAAGCAGGACTATGAATGCTTGCACGGCAAGACGGAGCATTACACAATGTCCTGTAAGGAGTACTCCCAGAAAATGGGTTACACCTGCAAAGGCGTCTGCCCTTACACAGCAGCGAACCGAAAGATTCGGGCGGTCCCTTACGGCGTAGTAAACTTCTACACCTACTTAGCGCACCGACTTTACTCGGACGTGGTCATTGTAGATGAAGCGCATAACCTACTTGGAATGCTTCGGGATTTTGCCAGCAAGAAACTGTGGAAACATCAGTACCATTACCCTGACTACATTAAATCTTATTCTGATTTATTACGCTGGGTCCAGGATAAAAGAGAGGAGAGGCAGGAGGAAGGGCAGCCGGTGGACCAGAAGCTAGAAGCTCTACACAAGGACCTTACTTCCGGCGCGCCTAAGTACCTAGTTGAAAAGGGGACCGACCTTTATTTCGGGGAGGAAAAGCCCCTTCTTAAGTTGCTTCCAATTGACACTTCGGACCAGCCGCCGATTCTTTGGCCCAGCGCCGTTAAAAAACTGGTTCTTTTGTCCGCCACTATTGGCCCTAAAGATTTGGAGCAACTGGGACTGGACAGACGCCGGGTTACCTGGATAGCAACCCCTTCACCTATCCCTCCGGAAAGAAGGCCCATTTACGTAGATTCTCCCGGCTTGAATCTAGCATACGGTGCGCCGGCGCAGGAACTAGAAAAGGTAGCGGACCGAATTGCGGAAATTGTGAATGCGCACGCGGGGGAAAGAGGCATTCTGCATGTAACTTACGGCCTTATAAATCAGTTAGCGGGAAAGCTGGCTACCCGGATTCCTGGGGCCCGAATCCTAACGCATACTAAAGAGAATAAAAAAGAGGTGTATAAGCAGTTCCTGGAAGGGAAGCAGGACGCCGTCCTGATGTGCGCGGGACTTTACGAGGGTATTGATTTACCTGGCGACCTGGGCAGGTTTCAGGTTATAGTAAAGGTGCCCTGGCCTTCCATTGCGGAGCCTGCTTGGAAATATCTGGCACAGAAGGACAGGGACAGATACTGCTACGAGACTTTGAAGACGGTGATGCAGGGAGCAGGCAGGGTTTGCAGAACTCCAACGGACTTTGGGGTAACCTACCTGATAGACAGGACCTTCCAGAACATACCCACGGAACTAATGCCGCACTGGTTCCGGGAAGCGCTAGCGGCGGGAGAGCAAGGATGAAAAGTAGACCCAAAGTTTGGGACATGCAGAAGCAACTGGCGGTAGGTGCCAAGGGGGAGAAACTGCTTCTGAAGCACTGGCCCCACCCGGTTCAAAGGCACCCCGTTTTTAAGGGCCCCGATTTCCTGGACATTCAGGACACTGTTATCGAACTTAAAACCGACACCTACGATATGGAAGCTACTCCTAATTTCTTTATTGAACGCTGGTCCAATGCGGAGACCCGGGCACCTGGCGGCCCGTGGCAAGCTCACTTGAAAGGGGTAGAAGTGTTCATCTACCTTTTTATTCAGAACAAAACCTGGTTCATTTTTCGGGACTTACCCGCCTTGCTAAAGCGTTTGGACGAATTAACCGATAAGATGTATGTGCACAACATTCCAAATAAAGGTTGGGTGACTCAGGGATACAGGGTAAAACGGGCAGATTTAAAAGACTTTTACGAAGAGGTGAAACTTGTTTAGACAAATTAAGTTACTAATTCTTGGTTCCTTGATAGCAGCATGTTCCACTGTGGCAACTTGCAACTATCTTGTAGATAAGCCGGTGGAGTGTACCAGA